AAACTAACAATACTTTCTCGGCCATTGTCAGAATCTTCGGCGGTTTTATTCCGAAGAACAAAATTCTTTTCAATGCCGTCCAGTTCAGCTAAAACAATCCATCCGTCATTTGCTGAATTTCGCAGCTTTAGCTGTCGGACCGATGGCGACGTATCCGCCCAAAACTGATAAGCGTAAGTTACGTCTGGAGGGGTTGGGTCAGAGCTGTTCGAGACCAGAGCCTGCAACGCATTGTTGAGGTCTTGACGGACGCTCGCTCCGCTGGCATTCGCAATAATGAAATCGTGTTTTGGGCTCATTCCTAGGACTGCTCAGTGCCGTAGCCCGCCGCTTGATACTGGAAATTACGATCAATTACAGCATCAGAGCTGTTTTTAAACGTAATCGTGAAACCAGACGAGGACGTTGCTGTGACTTCATAATAGTCCCCTGAAGCCAGATTGAAACCAATTATGCCGAGGCTGGGCACTTGATAGAAGGCATTCTGAAAAACCACTGCCCTAGAGCCAAGCCCAGACGTGATTGTTGCGCTGCTTTCCGTTCGGGCCTCTAGCTGCATTGTGTAACCCAACTGATCAATTAACGGCGTTTGGTCCGGGTGAAATGTTGACATCTCAGCCTTGAATTGGAATTGCCTGCCAGTGTGTCTGCCCGCTTCCATTGGAAACCACGGACCAAAATTAATGTTGGATTCCATTTCAATTTTGTCACCACTTTCTAGCAAAAGGAAATCACCGTCTTCCAGTAAGAAAAATTCATCCGTTGTGACTTGGTTGCTGGTTCTGAAATAAACGGCTGCGTTCGTATCGTCTGGGATCTCTCCGTCAAAATCTGACCATCTATCAATCAATTCAGTGCGAGTATCAATTCCTTGCTCTGGATACAAGCCACGACTTGTCAACGTACGGGTGAACACCGCATTGAAAACACCGCCAAGATCCAGAATGTTGCGGAAAAAATACTCGCCAGCCGCGAGTCTTTCCCCAAACAAGTCAAAATTGCCATCCGGGAATTCAAGCGATGCTGGTCCTATGGCGTCAAAATCGGGCTTGTTATCAATTCTGTCATCTCCGTCCATTACCAAGCCGTCATATTCAGAGCTGTAAAAAACCCCAACTTTTTCCCCCTGGAAAGGCGGAGAATCTGCATCTTCCCTTCGCGCCTCAATATTTAGTCGTGGCAGTCGATCAGGCAGGTCAATTACGGCGCTAGTGGCGGTAACGCTTCGTTGACCGCTCTCGTCTTGGAATTTGATTAGATATTCGCCTTCCATCAACGGCATTACAGCTGAATTAGTTTCAGCTTTGACTGTTCGCAGAAGTGTGCTGTTTATCCACTCACCCGATCCATCAAGTTGTGTTGAGTGCCGAATTATTGCTAGGAGATTTGCGCGACTTGTTGCGCTTACTGACTGAGGAATATCCCACCGCAAAACAACTTGATCGCCCTCAGTGGCTTGAATGGTGACATCGATTGGTGACGGAGGCCGAACGACCGTATTTGGATTGTCGGGGTCAACGTCAGGCGCTGATACGGCGCCACTTACTTGAACCCATGCTGACTTTCTACTGACTGGTGGCGGCCCAACTGATCGAACCTGAAAAGTTAAAATTCTGCCTGGATCTAAGTCATCAATTTCAAAGCTTGTGTCAGAAGTTTCAAGACTTTGATAATTACCGCCAGCAACCTTGTAACGCAATTCAAATCCAAAAGTGACACCATCCAGCCCCCGACTCCATGACACAATTGTTCTGTTCGATGTCGTTTGCCCCTTTACAATCTGTCGTGTTTCTATCGTTAAATTTATGGGCTTAGCCGGCGCATCGTTGAAAAGCGTTACGTCCTGAAAAACAAGATCGGTTCCTGTATCTGCCGTTTGATAAATACTATCGTTATGCTCAACCGCTGTAATTGAGTATTGGCCTTCTCCGTCATCAGCAACAGACAAGCATTTAAATTTTTGCTGCTGCACGCTAGATGACGCAATAGACCAAATTGATTGCGCTAAAGGCGAATCGCTAAACGCCGACGTATTGATTACCGCTCCAGCAGTGCCACTGATCGGTCTAGTCTCAACCGTGCCATTAGGCAATGTGCATGTAAGTGTGTGGCTAGTGCCAGACGGCAAAGTTATCGTTTGATCTGTAGTGATCGAACTTGTCGTCGCGCTACTAACACGGCCAGCTAATCGGACTCCCTGCCGCATCTGGTCGGCTACGGCAAACACCTGACCAGGCAGCACAACCGCCCCCTGCAGGCCAGTGGTAAAACTAACGACTTCCCCGTCGATCTCTTCTGATGCCAGCATCCACCGGCCTAAGCGTTGCGCTTGATATTTAGAAGTGGCACCAATAGCAACAATTTCTTTTATTTGGTAGCCATACTTGCTAATCAGCGTTGCGTCTTCAACGACAACAAAGTTAGATTTATAGAAGTTCTGCGGATCGTTATATCTGACCCTGATACTCGTGCTGCGTGTTTTTAGCGAAGTGCCAGAGTAGCTAAACGCTCCATCAATAACGTTGCTATTTGTATAAAGATGAACTGGCGCAATCACTGCCCCGTTTAAGTTGCCGTGATCAGCAGCAGCCTGGATCGTATTCGCTTGCCAAAACAGCATTCCTCGAAATACGCTTGCTAGGTCTTGTAAAACGTTGAACGCTTCAGCCCTGTTACCGATAACAGTGTTGCAAGCAAAGCGCGGCTCTTGGCTGCCATCTGGGTTTGTCACCAGCTGATTGGCATATTGAGACAATGGATAAAGATCAACCCAGCTTAGATTTGCAGCGTTAATAAAATCGCCACTCCCATACCTGCCATTCGTTGCCATGTCGTACCAGCAACAGACCGGGCATGTAGTCCAAGCTGATTTCAACTGACCGTTAAATGAACCAATAAAACTCAGGCTTCCGTCATTCCTTACAACGGCATTTAATGGTATTTGAACGATGCGTCCGCGAATTTTGTAAGCCCTAGTAGGCAAGCCGCTAAACTGCCTCGTTGATAGAGAAAGGCCAGCAACTGCGCAAAAAGGATAAGCAGATCGAAGGGATTGGCCTTCAATTAAGCTTGTCCAAAACAGCTGATTACCTCGACTACTTGCTAAAGGGGTATTCTGCGGAACGTCCCTAAAATTGAAAAACTTTACCTCAAAATGATTTTCACCTAAATTGATCTTCCTAACCCTTACGTTCCAAGGGCCAATGCCAAACAGCGGCAGGCGAGGCGTTTTGATTTGATAATCAGACGTTGATACGCCTGTGAGCGTCCGATCGTATTGTGCGACGTAGCCAGTTCCTTGAGCCTGAATATCAACAACAACACGAATTGACCCATTAAAAAGCTGCCCTTTTGCTAATCCCTCCTGAGCCGACGAAAACAAACGCGGGATTGAAAGCAACAATTCTATAAATTCTGCGTCCGTATCAGTAACCTGACGTATTGCTTGACCTGCTCCGTAGTTGCGGCCAGTGACCTCATTGTTTACATTTAGGGTTTCGCTGTAATTTTCACCAATTTCAATTCCGACATCAGTGATGCTTGACGTGCCATTTCTTCCTTGACCCAATTGGCCTTGAGTCCTGCCACCGTTCCTGAAATCGGGCGAAACGTCTAAGGTTGAGAATGAATCGCTTGGAGTTTCGTCAAGAAAGATTCCAGCCCTGCCCCCTACGATCCCTGCGATCGGGCCTTCGCAAAGAAGGTCAACAATTTGAATTGCAGAGGTTGAATTAAGAGCCATTTAGTTTAGGTAAAACCAGCAGAACGCACAAAAAGATCAATGCCGCGACTTGGCGCAGCGGCAAAATCAATAATTTCAATGTTTATCCTAATCCCTCTTTCGTCATTCTCTATTCGTTGGTTTTCAAAGAAGTGAATCCATCTATAAATTTGCCCTGGCAGAAGCAGCCCTTGAATTGTGGCTTGAGATGTGCCTGATGTCACGTCTGGCCCGTCAACCCTGGTTGCATTAATTAACTTGTAAGACACAAATCCATCAACCAATGTGGAGCCGGGACCGCTTGCAAAATCATACAGCCCGTTTCTTATTTCCAAAACGACAGCGCACTCTGATCGCTCCTTGTTTATCTGACCTAAAGGTCGATTGTTTCCCCTAAAGAGGGATACGCTTTGATCAAGATTGCTAAAATCCCCGCCAGGAAAGCCGCCGTTTGTTCTCGAAGCTTTTACTCCAGAAGAGTTGGTGATTGCATAGGTTAATTTTTCGCCTCCAAAAAGCACCGTATCAGGCCCCGGTGATTTTACAGCTGCCTTTAACGGGTCCGATTCGTCGGCAACATCGACCGTTGCTGACAGTAGGTTGCTACCGATCAGCACTTCTCCATAAGCAACCGGGATCGTTGCTCCAACCCCAACGGTGTTTGCAGCGCCTGTGTACGCATAAGACTGGCGACCATCTGAGCCTCTGATAATTGACTGAGGCCCATCTGTGCTTGTTGCCTCCGCGCTCCCAAATCGATTGTTCCCTAACGGTGAAAATTGCGGTTGCGGTGAAAGCAGCTGAGAAACGCCGCCAAGAATCAAGCTAGCGCCAAATACACCAATAGCAAGCGAAGTTGCCCCGAACGCTGTTCCAAAAATAGTTACAGCGCTAGCGACTCCCAGGCCAGGGACTAAGATTGCAAACGCAACCAGTGCAACACCAATCAGAATTTTTCCAATCCCACCACCACTGCCTGCCACGACTGGGACCAGTATCAATTCATTGCTTCCAATCGGCAAACTCAAATCGTCATAGTCAAGATCAGCGCCAGCCTGAATCAGGCGGTAGCCGATGCCGTTTTCATGCGCATGAATCAGCT